TGCGGCTGGCCGAGGAGGCCGCCGTGCACTTTGGCCGCCCCGCCGCGCCGTTCACCGCCGCCGAGGCCGGAGAGCTCGTCGCGCGCTTCAACGAGGCGCGCACGCCGCAAGAAATGGCCGCCGTGCTCGAGCCCTTCATCAACGCGCCCCCCACGGTGCGGCAGGCCGCCGTGCAGATGTTCGAGCGCCAGCGCGGCGACAACCGCCTGCCGGCCGGCACCATGGCGCTGGTCATGGACGCGCTGCAGCATTCTAACAACCGTGCGCAGGCGTATCAGTTGCTCAGCGGCTTGCTGGCACCTGCGCCCACCCCAGACCAAGCCGACTCGCCCATGCTGCGCACAGCCATCGAAAACAGCATGGATGAGGGTGTCAGCGGCGCGCGCCGCAACGCCATGCGCGTCTCGGGCGACCGGCGGCCGGCCGCGTTGGATGAGCGTGACCGCAAACTGATTGAACGTTTGGCGCGTCAGAACCTGGCGGCTGGCCTGTCTGCCGACCAGGCGGTGGCCGCCGCGCGGGCGCTGCTCTACGGCCACCTGCGCACGATCGACAAACCTAACCTGGCGCACGTCTATCTGCCCGCCACCGTCGATGCCAACACTTTCGAGCGCGGCTTGAGGGTGCTGCGGCTTGAAGCGGCCATGAAGGTGCTGGAGGCGCCCGAGCCCCCGCGCGAGGGCGCGGCGGCGCGCGGCGATGCCGTCGCCATCGATCGTCAGCGCTGGCTGGACCGCGCCTTCGCGCTCAGCGAACGCGGCGTGTGGATCAATGACGGCGGTGGCTTTGCCCTGGTCGCGCCCGAGACCGGCGAGCCACTCGGCCTGCGCGAGCGCCTGCAGCCCGTCACGGTGGATGAGGTGCTGGCGGCTGGCCGCCGCGTGGCTGGCACGGACGAGGAGCTGAAACGGCGCTTCGACCAGCGGCTGAACCAGCTTCGCAACGAGTTGCAGCAATCCTCGCAGCCGCCCAACCGTCGGCAGCGCGCCACCGCCGGCCCGCCCCCGCCCGCTGACGCTGCGCAGCCCGTGATCGCGCCATGACCGAGCTGCTCGACGTCGCACCCCAAGGCACGCCCATCGACCTGGCAACCTATGCCTGGCGCGGCCCTGCGCCGCCCTCCAGCCGCGACGACTTCCTGCGCGCCATGGTCGCCGAAGGCTGGTGGGGGAGCCTCGTCGGCCAGTTCTTCGCGCGCACGGACGCTGCCCGCGCTGACGACGGCGACGTGTATCTCACAGAGCGCGAATGGCGGCAGAGTCCCGAATACCGCGAGGGCCTGCGCTACGAGCCTGGGCTGACCCGCAGCCGCGCGCGCTTCAACGCCGCGATCTACGATGAGCGGCGCGCGCGCGAAGACCTGATCCAGCGCCGCAACGCCGGCGCGCTCGACACCGTGCTGGGCTTCGGCGCGGCCATGGCCGGCGGGCTGGCGACACCCGAGAACTTCATCCCCTTCGCCGGCCCTGCCTGGCGCGCGGCGCAGATCGCGCGTTTTGGTTCCATCGGCGGCCGCGCCATCACCAGCGCCACCGAGGCGGCCATCGTTACGGCCATCGCGTCGCCGCTGGTCACAGCCAGCCGGCGCGAGTTCGGCGACGAGGTCGACGCTGCCGACGTGCTGCTCGACATCGCGATGGGTGCCGCCATCGGCTCAGTGCTCGGCGCTGGCTCCGGCGTGCTGGCGCGCTGGACCGGCCGCGATGCGGCGCTCTTTGGCAGCCAGCGCACCTACGCCGCCGCCGCGCGGCAGCTCGACGAGGCCGCTGGCGCGCTGGCCGAGGACCGGCCGGTGCGCGTCGACCCGGGCCTGCTGCGCGAGATCGAGGCCCTGCGCGGCCAGGTCGCCGAACTCGATGCCGCGCGGCAACAAGCGCTCGCCGCCGCCGAGGCCGCGCGCCGTGCCGCCGATGCCGGCGGCCGCCTGGCCGATGTCGGCCCTGGCGTCGAGGTGCGCGTCCGCGCTGGCGCTGACAGCGATATCACCTTCGCCGTGCGCTATGAGGTGGTCGAGGCCGATACGCTGATCACCAGCCATTCGCTTGACGGGCAAATCAACCCAGCCTTCGACCAGACGCTGCAAATCCGCGAGCGCGACCGCGAAGCCTCGATGATCGCCACGCGCCAGCGCGCCTCCAACCTCGACCCGGCGCAGCTGCTCGCCTCGCCGCTCGGCTCGACCGGCGCGCCGATCGTCGCGCCCGACGGCACCGTGGAGTCCGGCAACGGCCGCACCTTGTCCCTGCGCCTGGCCTACGCCGAGAACATGCCCGGCGCGCAGGCCTATCGCGACACGCTGGCGCGCTTGGGCTTCGACGTGGCTGGCATGCGCGCGCCGGTGCTGATCCGCCGCCGCATCGAGGACTTCCCCAACATCGAGACGCGCCGCCGCGCCGCCGACGACATGAACCGCGACGTGGTCGAGCGTAAGACCGCCGCCGAGGACGCCGCCGCCGACGCGCGGCTGCTGACCCCGGCGGTGGTGGCCGAGCTCCGCCCCGGCGCGCTGACCTCCGCCGCCAACGCTGACTTTGTGCGCGCCTTTGTCGCCGCCCTGCCCGCGCCCGAGCGCGCGGCCATGACCGCGCCCGACGGCACCCTTTCGGCCGACGGGCTGCGCCGGCTGGAACGCGCCGTGCAGGCCGCCGCCTACGCCGACCGCAGCCTGGTCGCGACGCTGCTGGAGGACCCATCCGATGAGCTGAACCGGCTCGGCCGCGTGCTGAAAGCCGCCGCGCCGTCTGTGCTTGCCTGGAAGTCGGCCGTGGCCGAGGGGCGCATCATCCCTGAGCTGGATGGCACGCGCGACCTGGTCGAGGCCGCCTTGCTCATTGCCGATGCCCGCCGCCAGGGCCGCCCGCTCGCCGAGCTGCTCACCCTGCCCGCCGACCTGCTGGGCGAAGGCCCGAGCGCCGCCACGCGTATGTGGCTTTCGCTGATGCTTGATCGGCGTGTGAACGGCACCGCCGTGATCGCCGACCCTGACAAGATTGCCGCGCGTGTGGAGGCCGCGCGACGCCTGGCCGAGGACAGCCCGCAGAGCCCGGACATGTTCGGCAACCCGCCGCCCACCATCCGGTCGGTGCTGGCGACGGTGCACATGCGCGAGGGTATCGACCTGCCGTATCTGCCCGACGCCATCCGCGACTTCAGCAGCCCGCCGCCGCGGCCGCTTGACGGCCCGCCCGCCGAGCCACCGCCGCCGCCCCGTGCAACGGTTGCCACGGGCGCCGGCCCCGGTGCGCTGGAGGCGTCGTCGCGGAGTCCGCCACCAGCTCTACAGCCCCAACGGCCACCAGGGGCCGGCGCAGGCGATGTAGGCGCGGCGCTCGCCGCTCGCAACGTCGACCCCGAGCTGGACCTGATCGCCGCCGCCGTCGACGACCTCGCGCGCGCCGGCAGGCTGACCGACATCGACCTCGACACCCTGCGCGCTGGCAACCAGGCGGGTGACCAGGCCGAGGCCATGGCCGCCGGGCTGGAGGCCGCCGGCGCGTGCATGATCCGGGCGGTGCTGTAATGAGCGCGCGCGACTGCATCGACGCGATCAAGGCCGCCGGCCGGGGGCTGCTGACCGACGACCAGGTGCTGGAGCTGGTCGAGCGGGTGCAAGCGCGAATCGACCGCGCGCGCGCTGAACGCCAGGCCGCGCGCGCCGATGTGGCGCTGCGCGAGGGCCTGGCGCAGGACGCCGAGGCGCTGCGCCTTGAGGCGGCGCTGGCGCGCAAACACGCAGCGCTGACCGTGCTCGCGCGTCAACGCGTGCTCGACCAGGTGGCGCTGATGCGCCAGCAGGGGCTCGACCCGCGGCGCGCGTTCCTGGCGGTGCTGGAAGGCACCGCGCGCGGGGTGCCAGGCGCGCGCGCGTCAGTCGCTGCCACGCAGATGGGCTACCGCGCCAGTTACCTGGGCCGGATGTTCACCGAGCTCGACCAGCTCGGCCCCGGCGTGATCGCGGCGCTGCGCGAGGAGGGCTTTCAGGACCAAGTCGTGCGCGAAATGCGCGCTCTTGGCAAAGGCGCGCAGGTGCAAGGTCCGCCCGTGACCGGCAACCAGCTCGCGCAGCAGGTGGCGCAGGTGTTCGCGCGCGTGGCTGACTTGAGCCGCCGGGACCTCAACCGACTCGGCGGCATGGTCGGCGAGCTGGAGGGCTGGACGCCGCAGGCGCACGACCGCGACCGGATGGCGCGCACCACGCGCGACGCCTGGATCGACTTCATCCTGCCGCGCCTCGACCTCGAGCGTTCCTTCCCCGACGCGGCCGGCGACGAGCGCGCCGTGCGCGGCATCCTCGCCGAGCTCTACGACACGATCACCACCAACGTCGACCGTGTCGCACCCGAGCGCGACGAGGCGCTCGCCGCCTCGCGCGTCACGCCTACGCCCAATCTCGCGCGCGCCCTCGGCCGTCACCGGCTGCTGCACTTCCGGGACGCCGATGCGTGGTTGGAGTACCGGCGTGAGTTCGGCACCGGCCACATCTTCGACGCCATGATTGGGCATCTGGAGCGCGCCGCGCGCATCGCCGGGCAGATGGAGGTGCTGGGGCCCAACCCGGCGTACACGCTGCAAACGGCGCTCGACCGCGTGCGGCTGCAAATCCGCAACGACCCGAACATCCCGCAGGAGCAAAAAGCAGCGCTGGCCGAGCAGCTCACCTTGCGCGGCGCGGGCGGCATCGCCTCGGCCATGGCCGAGGTGCAGGGGCTGACGTTTGGCGTCGGCGGCAGCCGGACGCTCGCGCACATCATGTCGGAGCTGCGCGCGTGGCAGGGGGTCGCCAAGCTTGGCGGCGCGTTCATCAGCTCCTTCTTCTCGGACCCCTGGATCCAGGCGGCGCACCAGAAGTTCCTCGGACGCGGCTGGGGCGAGGCCATCGCCGGCCAGGTCTCCGAGCTGCTCGCCGGCGCGCGTTCGGCCGACCGGCGGCGGATGGCCTGGCAGCTTGGCGTCGGCTTCGACACGCTCGCGCAGACCATCACCAGCTCGTATTTCGTGCACGACGGCCAGCCCGGCGTGATGCAGCGCCTGCTGAACTGGACCATGCGCTACCAAGGCCTGGCCTGGTTCACCGATAACCTTCGCGCGGCCGGGGCGCGCATGATGGCCGAGCAGTTGGGCCAAGCCGCCGGCGTGCCGTGGAGCCGGATCGACGCGCCGCTGCGCCACGCGCTTGGACTGCACGGCATCGGCGAGGCCGAGTGGGCCGCAATCAGCCAGGCCAAAATCCGCCACGACGGTGGCCGCGCCTTTATCACCCCCGATGCCGTGCGCGCCCTGCCCGACGACGTGATCGCGCCGCTGTTGGCTGACCGGCTGAGCCGCGCTGAGGAGGCCGCGCGCAAGCGCGGGGGCGATGCCGCGGCAGCCGAGATGCGCGCCAAGCTGATCGACGGCGAGCGGCGGCGACTGGAAATCGCGCTGCACCGTTACGTGAACGACGAACTGCGCAGCTTCGCCGTGATCGAACCCACCGCGCAGGTGCGCCGGCTCACCCTCAACGCCACGCAGCGCGGCACCTATGCCGGCGAGGCGCTGCGGATGGTTGCCACGTTCAAGAGCTTCCCCGTCGGCTTCACGGTCGGCCCGCTGGCGCGGCAATGGCACGGCGGTCCGGCGCAGCGGTCGGCCGGCATCGGCAACATCGCCATGCTGATCGGCGGGCTGGCGGTGCTCGGCTACGCCGCCATGACGGCCAAGGACTTCATCCGCGGCTACGGCCCGCGCGATCCGACCCAACTCAAAACCATCCTCGCCGCGCTGCTGCAGTCGGGCGGGCTCGGCATCTATGGCGACTTCCTGTTCGCCGAAGCCAACCGTTTCGGCGGCTCGACGCTCGCCACCATCGCCGGCCCCGTGATCGGCGAGGCCGCAAGCCTGGTCGACCTCGCGCAGCGCGCGCGCTCCGGCGAAGCCAAGGCCGGCGAGGCGCTGAACTGGCTCTTGCGCAACACGCCCCTGATCAACCTTTGGTATGTGCGCCCGGCGCTCGACTACGCCATCTTGAACGAGATGCGCGAAGCGGCAAGTCCTGGCTTCATCCGCCGCCAGCAGTTGCAGCGCTACCGCGAGTATGGCCAGGAGCCGCTGCCCTGGGCCGGGCAGCAGCTCGACGTGTTCTGATCCAGGAGGCCGCGTATGAGTTTGCCTGCCAACCCCCGACGAGACCGTTACGTGGCCAACAACGGCCAGACGGTCTTCCCCTACACGTTCCGCATCTTCGCCGCCACCGACCTGGTGGTGGAGCGGCTGCGCGGCACCACCACCACGACGCTGCAGCTCAACGTTGACTACACGGTCAGCGGCGTCGGCAACGACACGGGCGGCAACGTCACGCTGACTCAGGGCGCGGAGCAGGATGACATTATTGCGATTGTCAGCAACCAGCCCAACCAGCGCAGCACCGACTTCACCGAGAGCGGCGACTTCCGCGCTGCCGCGCTCAATGCCGAGTTCGACCGGATCTGGATTGGGATCCAGCAGCTCGCGCAGGACCTGTCGCGGCAGATCACTCGGCCGCTGTCCGACCCCACCGCCTCCTATGTGCTGCCGCCGGCTGCGGTCCGCGCCAACAAGTATTTGGCGTTCGCGGCAGATGGATCGCTCACGTATCCGGTTGCGCAGCCAGCAGGCCCCAACGCGGCGGAGGCTTATTGGTGGGGTGGAACCGCGGGCGGCACGGCCAACGCGCTGACATTGTCGATCGGCGGCGCGCCGAGCTCTTACGCGGCCGGGCAGCGCTATGCGTTTGTCGTGGCCGCCAACAACACCGGGGCGGCAACGCTGGCGGTGAACGGCCTAGGCGCCAAGTCGATCCGCCGGCCCGACGGCAACACGCTGGCCGCCAACGATTTGGTGGCGGGCACGCTGGTCGCAGTTACTTATGACGGCACCAACTTCCGGCTCGCCTGGTCGTGGACGCCGCCGCCAAGCACAGCGTTCACCACTGACGTTAGCGTCTCAAAGACCGACCCGGCGCTGATCCTGAACAAGTCGGCCAGCGGACAGGTCGCGCGCGTGTTTGGCCGCACCAATGGCTCCAACCGCTGGGCAGTCGAGCTCGGCGACACGACGGCCGAGGGCGGCGGCAACGCCGGCAGCAATCTCATCATCCGGCGCTATGACAACAGCGGTGCGGTGCTCGGCGCACCGGTCGTCATCAACCGCGCGTCGGGCGCCGTGACGCTGGAAGCGCCGCTGACGCTGCCTGCTTCCGACCCGACCGATGCCAACCATGCCGCACGGAAGGCGTATGTGGATGCCGGAAACTTGTGGGTGAAGCTTGCTGATGCGGCGGTTACCAACGTCACCACCATCGATGTTACCGGGTGGAGTTTGCAGGATTACAGGCAGGTGACTGTTATGTTGCTTGGCGCACGTGTTTCGTCGTCTGTGGCGTCCCCCGTGCAAGCACAACTATACCGAGGCGGTTCATTGGTCACTACGGGATACACGTGGCAGCGTTTCACAGGCATAGGCACAGCCGCCGGTTCAGGGGGTGCCTCCAACAGCGCCCAATGGGATTTGACGGCTGTTGCCATAGGCACTAATCCCATCTTTTTCACCATAAACATTACGCAATTTCCCAGCACTGGTGATGCGCTGAGTTTTGCGCACAATCTATATTACAATGAGTCCAATGCCATGGGCATCAACTTGGTTACCTGCCGCCTAACTAGTGGTAGCGGTTGGGTCGATGGCTTCCGAATCATTGCCCCGAATGCTTTTCAGAACAACGTCGGCCGTATCGTCGTGCTGGGGCTCAAGCCATGACTGCCATCCGCATCCAGTCGATCAACGCGGCCACGGGCGAGACTATCGTCCGCGACGCAACCCCTGCCGAGGTTGCCGAGATCGAGGCGCTGCGCAACGCGCCGCCGCCTGTGCCCACCGTCATTTCGCGCCGTCAGCTTCTGATCGCCCTCGCCCAGGCGAAGTGGATCACCGAGGCCGACGCGCTCGCCGCCGCCAAGACGGGCGAGCTGCCAGCGGCGATCGACGCGGTGTTCGCCGCCCTGCCTAAGGACCAGGCGCTCGCGGCGCGGATCACCTGGGCCACCATGACGGTGGTCGAACGGGATCACCCGCTGATCCAGGCCGTGATCGACGCCAAGCTTGCCACCGCCGACCAGGTCGACGCCCTGTTCAAGGCGGCGGCTGAACTCTGACCAGAGGCGCACCATGACCGAAAACCGGCGCTTCAACGAATGCATCGCCATCGTGCTGAAGCACGAAGGCGGCTTTGTGGATCACCCGCGCGATCCAGGCGGTGCGACCAAGTTCGGCATCACCTTGCGCACACTGCGCGACTGGCGCAATGACGACAGCCTGACCGTCGACGCGGTGCGCGCGCTGACCGAGGCCGAGGCCAAGGAAATCTACCTCGCGCGCTACTGGAACCCCATCCGAGGCGACGAGCTGCCGCCCGGCATCGATCTCGCGGTGTTCGACTGGGCCGTGCACGGTGGCGTCGGCCGTGCGGCGCGTGACCTCCAGGCCGTGCTCGGCGTCACTGTCGATGGCGCGATTGGCCGGCAGACGATCGAGGCCGCCAAGCGCGCTGACCCGGCCGAAGTGATCCGCGGCGTATGCGAGCGGCGGTTGAACCACCTCCGCTCACGCCCGCACTCGGACGCGTTCGGGCGCGGCTGGTCCCGCCGCGTGCGCGAGATCGAAGAGGCCGCGCTCGCTCGGGCCGAGCGCCCGGCGCTTACGGTGGCGGAGGCGCAGCAAACCACGACCGTGAAGACCGCCACCGGCATCGCCGCCGCCGTGGCGCCCGCCGCCGCCGCACTGCCCTCCATCATCAGCGCATTCTCTGGGCTCGACCGCTGGGTGAGCCTCGGCCTGATCGGTGCTGGGCTGGTGGCGCTCGTGGCGGCAGCCTGGATGGCCTCCACCTGGCTCAGGACGCGGCACGTATGATCGCCGCGCTGCTCTCGCGCGTGTCGGGCTATCTCGCCGCCGCCGGTGCCGTGCTCGCCGCCGTCGCCACCGTGTGGCTCGGCGGCCGCCGCGCCGGACGCACCGCTGCGCAAGTCGAGGCTACCCGCCAGGAGCAACAGACCCGCGCGCGGGCCGAGGCCGCCGAGCGCGACGCGCAGCAGGAAGATGTGGTCAACCGCCTACGCCGCAAAGGGTTCTGATCATGCGCGCTGCCATGACCCTGACGCTCGTTGCGCTGCTCACCGCGTGCGCCGCGCCGCCGGTCGCCAACCGGCCATGTCCGCGCGTCACCGAGTTCCCGCCCGAGCTCCAGCGGCAGGCCGCCGACGAGCTGACCACCTATCCCGTCCCGGCGCTCCTGCGCATGATGGAAGCGATGGCGGCCGACCGCGCCTTCAACCGCGCCGTCTGCCCGTAAGTCACGCCGCCGCAACGGCACCGGGCCACCCGTGCGAGTGTTAGACTTTTGCCGGTTTTTGGCCAAAAAACCGCCTTTCGCGAAGTCGCAACCCTTTGATATCGCGCGGTTTCAGATTTTCTCTTAATCAGCCGGTCCAAGGTTCGAGTCCTTGTGCGCCCACCATGAAATCAATGACTTGGCAGGCGCGGCGATGGGGTAAAACGAGAACAAAGTCTAACAGCGAGAGTCTAACGTTAGACTCTGGTTCTGCCTTTGTCCCGCCTCCGTGCGCTCCCGCAACGGCACCGTCGGACCGCCGCCGCAACGGGTCGAGCGCCGGGACACGGCCCGGCGCACCCCTCACCGCTGCCCCTCGCGCTCGATGGTCAGCCGCTGGCGGAACGCGCGCTCGGCCGCGCGCGCCGTGCGCACCAGGTAGTGCCGGCCCAGGATGGCCGACACCCCGGCCTCACTGTGGCCGGTGATGCTGGCAATCCCCAGCGCGTCCACCCCGGCCTCATGCAGCCGGGTGACCGCCGTGTGCCGGAGCTCCATGAACCACAGGTCCGCGCAGCTCGGCCGCACCTTGGCCGCCTCGGCCCGCACCTCGGCGAACACGTGGCTGAAGGTGTCCGGCCGCCAGGGCTTGCCCGTGTGGTCGTGCACCAGCGCGTGCGTGGGCGACTGCACCGCGCCTGGCCGCTGCGCCTCGGCCGTCAGCCGCTCGACCAGCGCGGGCACCAGGTGCACCGGCAGGCTGACCGCGCGGCCCGTCTTGCTCTGCTTGAACACCAGCGCGCCGCTGGTCACGTCCCACCGCGGCAGCGCCAGCACGTCGCCCAGGCGCTGGCCGATCCAACTGTTGAGCAGGATGGCGGTGCCGACGCTGCGCCAGCCCAGCCGATCCGCCGCCTCGACCATGGCGGCAATGTCCTCGGCCGACCAAAGCTTGGGCTGGCGCTGGCGCCGGACCGTCAGGCCCGGCCGCCGCGCAGCGTTGGTGGTGACGTAGCACACGCCGGGGCGCACCTCCAGCCGCCGCCCCGCTTCCAGCAGCAGCCGCAGCACGCGGATCACCGCCGCCGCCTTGGCCGGCGTCTCCTTCCGCTCGCCCTCGCCCGAGACCTGCAAGCGCTGGTAGAACTTCTCCACCAGCGCCGGCGTGATGGCGCTGGCCGGCGCGTCGCCCGCCCAGGCGCTGATCTTCTCCAGACACCACGCGTAGACGCGCTGGGTCTTTGGCGCGAGCGCCAGCCAAAACCGGCTTGCCTTGTAGGCGGCAATGAGCGCGTCGACCGAGCCTGGTGCCGCGCGCGGCGCCCGCTGCGCCGCGGCCTTGCCCGCCGCCTGCCCGGGCGGCTCGCCGTTCGGCCCTTCGCCCGTGCCGGCGCGCCAGGCGTCGACGCGCGCGTTGAGCTGCTCGGCGGCGGCGACGGCGGCGGCGAAGTCGTCGGGCAGGCGGGTGAGCTGCCAGCCCCGCGCGCGCAGCGCTGTCGAGGGCTGCCAGAAGTAGCGCGGCCCGCGCGGCCCGGGCCGCTCAGTCAGGTAGCGGATGCGCCGTGCCATGCGTCACCTCCGCGGCGCTTGGCCCGCTGCCTTGGCGGCGCCACAGCTCGGCGGCGGGTGCTTCGCGTGCCAGGCGGCGGCCTTGGCCAGCCAAGCCGCCAGCGCGGGCGGTATTGGCGCCTTCCCGGCCACCCACCGCCGCACCCGCGTTTCGTCTACGCCGACGCGGCGGGCCAGCTCGCGCTGCGACCAGCCGATGGTCCGCAGCGCGTCAGCCAGGCTGGTCATTGGTTGTGGCCGCGTGGGCGCGCGCATAATAGGTAGCCGTGCGGTGGTAGTAGTTTTCCACCGCGAGGGGCACGCGAAGGCGAAAGTCTCCAGCGACCGACAAGAAGTGAGCTGCCCAGAGACAGCGGAACTGCTCGGGCCCACCCACCATGTCCATCAGGACGTCGTGCACTTCGCGCAGACGATTCAGCAGTGCCCACCGGTTGCGGCCCTTCACGTCGGACCGCGCCACCTCCTCGGCCGTCATCAGGCCGCACTTGACCACAACTTCACACAGCGGCAGCCAGTCCAACTCCGGACTGTAGCGATCCGCCGGGATGAACAGCCCCACAGGGCACTTCGCCCCATCGTCGCTGTGATAGCGGGGCCGGTAGCGAGGCGGATCGCTGGCACGCAAGGCAACCGCGGGACGAGCCTGCGCCATCAGGTGCATGGCGCACAGGTCCAGGATTTCCTGCAGCTTGCGGGGCAGTTTTGGGGTGTATTGCAACATTGGATCGTCCTCCGTTGCTCACATGACGCCCACCGGCTCCGGAGGCGGCAGCTCCTCCGGAGCCTCAACATCGACAGTCCGCGCGTAACGCGGCTGCCAGCGGGAGCGATAACCTCCCGCCTGAATGCGAGGGCTGCGCTGGATCATCCCCCGCACGTAGCGGGGGAGCGTGGCCGCCGCGCCTGGTGCGACGTAAATCCAGGCGCGGCGCGCTGCTTCGGCGCCGTGCCAAACAGCGCCGAGCTTGGGGGCGTGCCGCAGCGCGAACCCCGCGCGCACGCCGTTCTGCACGGCCGTGGCGGCGGCGTGCACGGCCGTTACGTCGGGATGCGGGAGGACGGTCCAGCCGTCCTCGCGCACATCGGTCAGCTCGTGACGAGCTGACCTGAAGGCGCTGTAGAGCGCCTTCCACTCAAACTTTGCGTCCTGCTGCATCGTCGTCCTCCTGCCTGCCCGGCACCATCGCCGGACGTCGAGCGTCGACATGCCGCAAATTGCGGCGGCACGCAACCGCAAAATGCGGCGGCGGTCATCACAAAATGTTTCAAATGGGCCGCTGCGGTGTTACAAGCGTCCGCCCGCCGGCGTGTCCAGCCGCGCGGCAAGGCGCTGCTCCCAGTCCGCCGGCTCGGCCAGCGCCTCGCCGCGCTGGGCCGCAAGCCAGCGTTCAATCGCCACCGGGTCCCACCGGTTGCCGAGCGCCGGCACCGGGGGCGGGAACCCCGCCGCCTCCAGCGCGCGGCGGCGGCGATACCAGTAGCTGACCGTGACACCCAGCAGCGCCGCCACGTCGCGCGCGGTCAGCAGCGGCCGCACGCGCGGCGCGTCACCGTGCCGGCTGCGCTCGGCCGCCCACTCGCCGCTCATCGCTCGCCCTCCACCGCCTGGCGGTCCCGCGCGTCGATCCAGCGCAGCCGCACCGACAGGGTGACGTGCAGCCCGGCAGGACACACGTCGCCGTCCCGCACGATCGACACCAGCACGCCCTGGCGACCTTCGGGGAACGGCGGCTCGCCCTCCGCCACCTGCCAGGCTTCGATCCGCTCGGCGTAGGCCTCGGCCAGCAGCGCCGCGGCCTTGCGCAGCGCGTCGCCCAGCGTGTTGGCCTCGACCTGATACAGCGTCACGCCGCGCCGCCCTCGATCACGCGCAAACGGCGCCGGCCGTCACTCGCCCAGCGCTCCGCCGGGCCGCCGTCGTAACGGGTCACCAAAGGGCCTGGCCCATTCTGACCCGATGGGCTTGACACCCCGGCCACCTGCCGTTCCAGCGCCGCCGCCTGGTCGGCCAGGTCGGCCAGCACGTAATGCAACGCGCGCGCGGCCTCGGCCGTGAACATCCGCCCGCCCTGCACGCAGTACCGGCCGAAGGTGATTGCCAGCGCGTTGAGGTCCTCGCTCAGCATGGGCCTGTCTCCCTCCATGGTGACACGCGTATTCTATGCCGATCCGGTATGCAGCAGGCAATACCAATTCGGCGTTGACCAGGATGGCCGATCAGACCTACCCTGCCCGCCTCATTCCAGCAGGGAGGTGCTAACCATGGCGAGACTCCTGGCCACGGCCTATGTGCTGGCCGGCAGCGCCACCACCGTCTTTCTGACGTTCTTCGACGGCTATCCCTACAACGCCTGGAACTGGCTGATTGCGGTGCCGGTCAATATCTGGCTCGGCACCATCTGGCCAATCTACTGGTTGCTGCTGCGGCCGCTGGCCGGGTGACGTCAGTCCGCCGGCACGGGCGGCAACAGCGGCACGGACACGTCGTGCAGCAGCCGCGGCCGCCGCAGCGGTTGCGCTGACGGCTCGCGTAGTCCTGCCGGTGCCGCCGCGCCTCGCTTCGGCCGCGCCGGTGCCGCACGGTCCGCCAGCAGCCGCGACAGGTCGATCAGCGTCGTCCGGCCGGGCTCCGACATCGCGCGGAAGTTGGCCAGCAGCTCGACTTCCTTCGCGTCCACGTCCGCCACCGCCGCATTCGGCAGCAGGTCCGACGGCCGCAGCATCAGCGCGCGCGCGATCCGCGCCATCCAGTCGACCGTCAGTCGACGCTCGCCCTTCTCCAGCCGCGCAATCTGCGCCTGGGTTGTGCCCACCAGCTCCGCCAACTGGGCCTGAGACAACCCGGCCCGCTCGCGAAGTTCTCGAATGCGGTTTTTCATGAGACGGAAGATACCAAAACGGAAACCGCGCCGCGCGGCCCAATTCGGTATTGTCTCCGTCATACCATTGCGGTATCCAACGCGGCATGACGCTCGCACAGTGGCTAAGGCGCGCCGCCGTCTCGCAGGCCGACTTCGCGCGGATGATCGGCGTCACGCAAGCCACCGTGTGCCGGTACGTCGCCGGCACGCGCATCCCTCGCCGCGCCATTATGACGCGGATCGAGCAAGTGACCGGCGGCCAGGTCACCGCCGCCGATTTCTACGCGCCCGCAACCACCCCGCCCGCGCGCGGGGCTGAGCAGGTCGCGGCGTGATCCGCCCGCTCACCGACCTGCGCGAACTCGTGCGGATGCTTGCCGCCCAGGCGCCGCGGCTCGCCGCCGAGATGCTGCCGAACGGGCGGCGCGAAGGCAACGAATGGCGCGTCGGCTCCATCCACGGCGAGCCAGGCCGCTCCATGGCGGTGCACCTGACCGGCCCCAAGGCCGGCGTCTGGTGCGACTTCGCCTCCGG